GATTTACGTCTGTGTCACCCTCAAACCGCGCATCTTTGTCTGCACCAGTCTCATTGAAGACAAATGTCCCCTCGATTGAAGTCGCCTTGTCAACCGGCACCGTGACACCAGTAGAGTCAAGATTCATCGTCTGGGCACCCTGAATCACGGCCCAGACTTCTGCTGTGCTTGCCCTATAAAAACCGCTGCCGGTTTCATTGGCAAAACCAAGACCTGGTGCAGCTTGAGTGCCGTCAGCAATGCGCAACGCTGCCGTCATGCCGCCTTGACCTGATCTGGACAACGAATCTGTCAGCGTCGTAGCAATGTCAGACAGAGTCGTATTTGCCCAACTCGCTTCAATCGTCGTACCAGTAACGACAGGGTTTCCAGCCGGTAATGTGTAGGTGCCTGACCCATTGCGTGACATTTTTCTTCTCCTAATTGGTTGCAGCTGCCGCAGGGGCACTGCGCAAAATCTGAAGGACACTAGTTTCAGCCGCAGACAACGGCTGCCCAGCTGCTAGACGCCGCTCTAACAATGCAATAAGACGCTGCGGGTCTTGCAATGCCTCGGCCAATGCCCTGTCTCTAAAGGTGTTTGCTACATCAATAGCTCGATCAATTGTGCCCTTGGCAATCGCGCCAGGTATGCCGCCAGCCATACCAGCCACAACGTCACCAGCCTGTTGAGCAGCACGCGCAGCCATGAGATCGCTTGCGGTGTTACTGCCACCTCCAGCCGTTGCGCTTCTCTTAACACCCTGGACAATGTTTTGCTGCCGCAAAGCACCCAAAATACCCTCAAGTCGAGCTGCCACAGTCGGGTCTAAAACCAACTCACGCCGAGGCCCTCTGGCTACGTCCATCGCTCGTCCTAGACCCGCCTCGGTAATCTTGGGCACCTCTCCAGCAACATCGGCAGAAACACCACGCACCCTGCCAGTTGCTGGATCAATAAAAGCCTCTCTAACTTTGCCCGCAGCTTGGGCAGACCTGACAATATCCGAGTCGCGTTTGTACGCAGAAAGAACGTCCTGCCAGCGATTATTGGTCGCGTTGTTCAGGATATTGTCTACCTCGCGCAGCACACTCATCGTTGCAGGGTTGTCTCTAGGTACTGCATCGTAAGCATTTGTCGGCACCAATGGTGCTTTTTTGGCAAGGTTCGCCCTGATAGTCGCCAAATGTTCAGGCGTAAAGTTTTGACCCAAACGGTCAATCTCGGTGCTTAACTGCGTCAACATATTGCGCACAGCAGGATTGCTTGCTTCGGGCGAAAGCGTAGCAACCTCAAGATTTGACTTGAATCTAGATAAGTCAGACAAGAAAGCAGGCTCGTTGATTGATCTCATCGCCTGGTTGTAAAGAATCTCACGATTGGCAGACCTGGCAGCACGCTGGGTACCAACATTCTCAGCACCTCGCGTGGCACGCATCAGTTCATCAGAGACAGCTTGTGCCTGTGCCTGGTCAAAGTCGTACCAGTTAGCTCCGCTCCTGGCCCTGCTGCCAGCCTCAAGTCTCGCCAATTGCGGATCACGCAATTGAGCCGCAACAGACAACGGGATAGGCCCCTGACGCCCAGACTGGGCACGCAGATTCTGAATGGTCTGTTGCAGCGCAAGCTGTTGATCTGCAGCTCCCTGTGTCAACTCTTCTGCAATTTGGGCACCTGCCCTAGATCGACCACCACCAGGCGTGACAATGTTTAAAGCCTGACGCCCACCAGCCAAAACCGCAGGCGTCACGGCACCAGCCCCCGTGCCAAGTAAGACATTCTCGGCCCTGCTCTCACCTTCTGCCGTCGGCGTCAATGCACCAGACACGCCGCCGCCAATTGCGGATTCTGTGATCAAGGCACCAGTTCCCATGCGTGCTGGAGTCGCAGGCCCGCGCATCAAGCCTACTGCCCGAGGCAATGCCCTAGCGGCAGTGGTGTAGGTACCAAATGGAACTGCCATCGTCGGCAGCACCTCACCAGCAACCTGCAAAGCAGAACCCGCTGTAGGCATCCACTCTGGCAATCTTTTGGTGTCACTAGCCTCTGCCAAAGCTTTTTTTAGCAATCTGTCTTGAGCAACTTCACGCTGCAGCCGCTTGTTTTCTTCCTCGCCAGCAAACAACTGACGCAGGCCCTTGCCTAACGTATCAACACCCGCACCCATCTGAATGGCAGCACGCTCGTACCAAGGTTTACCGGCCAGCGTCATGCCAGCCATAGTCTTTGCCATCCACTCCTGTGAGGGTGGTTTTGTCATCCCAAGGCGGCGCATCAACTCCGCTTTGGTTGTACCTTCAGGTACGTCAGTAATAATTGTGCCGTCTGGCATTTCGACGTCCATGTGTCACCTCTACGGCATATCATCAAACTTGACTGTTTTTCTAGAGCCTCCGCGCAGCGTAGGGTCACTGATGACGCTCTCAACATCTAGACCACGCTTAATTGCAATGTCAGACGTCTGTTTTGCAATTGCACGCAACTTGGATTGCGCTGCATTGTTGTACATGGTCGCAAGGTTATTGATCTGCTTGATCGACTCATCATTCAACGGCTCACCCTTCAAAATGCGATTTGAAAGGTTTTGTGCTTGCCCAATAAGACCTTGAGCTTTGACAACACGATCAAACTCACCCTCACGCACAACAGAGCCAGGGTCAAGAAATTTGTTTAACAGAATCACCAAAGACTGCTGAGTAATAGCATCCGGGCGACTGTTGGGTGGTGTTGCTGCAACGATTTGCCTAATTTTGTCAGTCGCAGACACTTCTTCGCGCAAGTCTTTTGTCAGCTTCTCAAAATCCTGACGCAGGGTGTCTTCCATGCGATACGTCTTAGTGGGGTCTTTACCTCTATCCCTGCGCAGTTCCAGATTCTGCTGCTGAATATTCAAACCTTGGCGTCTCAATTCTTCGTTGATTTGAGACTGACGCTGCGCTTCAGCACGCCGAGCTTCTGCATCTTGTAAACGCACTCCCATTGCTTCAGCCTCGGAAGCTTCACGCCCGAGCCTAGCCGCACGCCTCTCCTGATTGAAAAACGGGTCTGCAACAAATTTCCCGCCTGGTGCGATCATGCCGCCGGTCAACTTCATCGGTTCTTGTGCAGCTGCAGAACGCTTCAGATATTGAGCCTGAACAGGTTGGAATGACTCACCAGCATATTGCGCAGCCAAGGCATTGAGCATTGCATTTTCACCACTCTGCACACGCTGCTGCATCAACTGCTCAAGCGCAGCCATGTCTGGCTGCATGTCCTCTAAGCGGTTTTGTTCTTCACGCAACCTTTGCGCTTGGGAAAAGAACGTCTGCGGCAGCATCTGACCAGGCTGCACGTTTTGAGTCAAAACGCCGCTAGGAGACGATAGACCAAGCGACATCGGCAGCATACGCCGCCGCTCCATTGTGTCTTCATAAAAGGTCGTTGCCATGATCGTCCTTTAATATGCTGGGCCTTCACCATAAGGCAGCATTGAAAGACTTGGGTTATCCATTGATACATCAGGCATCCCAGCCATACGCCGCCGCCGCAGATTTTCTAAAGCCTGCCGCTGCTGCGCGTTGAACTGTTGCATAGCCATGTCTTGCCGTTTCTGCCCCTGCCCAGCCATGTAGCCATGGCCCAACTGAGCAGCATATTGAGTCCAAGAAGGCGCAACGTAATGCTTGCCAATCATCTGCCCCTGTGGGGACTCCATTGCCGCACCGCGCAAAGCTTCAATTTGCTTTTGTTTACGCATAAGCTGCAACTCTTCAGGGCGCATTGCGCCCATCTGCAGCAGATACTCAAACATCATCTCGTCTTGTTGGTTCATGGCTTACCTTCCAAATCCAAACAGTCCATAAGGATTGCCCAGCGCTGCACTGCCTAGCGAAAACAACCCACCCAGTAAAGCATTTGAACCGGCCTGCTGCGCGTTGTATCCACCCAGCGCAGCGTCATAGCCCATCTGAGTCGCGCCCAAGATATTCGGCGTTTCAGCTCGTCCAGAAGAAACGAAAGACGGCATGTTAGGCATCTGAACCTGCTGACCACTCAGCAAAGCATTCATCTCGTTCAAAGACATGCCACGCCGCTGCATCTGCTCCGCAATAGCCTGCTGGCGCAGCCGATTCTGATAGTCGGCATATTGCTGATTCAATGACTGCTGCGCACTTAGAGCAGCGTTTTGTGCCTGCATCTGCTGCAAGTCCATCGCAGCCGCCTGGCCTAGTGCCTGGTTGCCAAACCCAAGCTCAGACATAGCCTGTTGGCGAGAACCCATACCCATCTGAAATAACCGCTGTGCCTCCTGGCCTGCAGCATCAAGAGCGTTGTATCGCTCACCAGCTTGACGCTGTTGCAGCTCGCCCATTGCACGCTTGAAACCTTCAGAACCAACCGTAAACCCCTGGTTTGCAAGCTGAGTCTCTAACTGCTGCTGCTGCCGCTCATGCACAGGCTGCATCCGCTCCATCAGAGTCTGAGCAACCGTGTCTCGGTAACTTGCATCAAATTGAGGCAGTCCAGGCGCATTGCTGCCGAGGCCGGTTGAGATGCCTGGTGTGTAATCGCTCACAGAGGTGCTGAGACGGGAAGGCCCAGTTAGCTGCGCAGCCTGCGGCAAGTTTTGCCAATTGAATGGGGTAGCGTATTCCTGACCCACGCGAGTCATAAAATTGCTTGCCAGGGTACTTCTGTCGGCTTGCAGCCCCATTTGCTGATTCAGCGCACGCTGCATCTCCGGGGTAAGAGATGTGTTTTGCGTCCACTGCGTCACAGGCTGACCAGTTGCTGGGTCAGTTACTTGTGACGTACTCCAGGTGGTGCTACCAAAAGGCGTATTCTGAACAGGCCGATTGGCATAGTTTTGGGAGGTCAATGCCTCCTTTGACAATTCACCCTGCAGCTGCGCAGCACCTACATAATCAGGTGGTGATGGTGGTGACCCTTTGCCGCCCATGTTCAACTCCTTTTAGCCAACGACATTCATCGGCCTTCATTTCAAACATCACTGCGTCGATTGTCTCAACCAATTGACGAAACCCCAATTTCCTGTTCATGGCTAACGCTTCTGTCAAGTGCTTAGGCGTCAACCCATAAATCGCTTCTTTTCCACAACTTACAAACGGGTACTCGAAAGCTGCACGCCAAAGCTGTCGAGTAAGCGCATGTTCATTGTCAAACGCAACGTGCATCCAACACGATTTTTCTGACCATCCGTTGTATCCAACCGCACAAGCAATTGTCCCATCATCTCGCATTGATGCAATACATCTCAAATCACTAGACCAAGGTAACCGTGTCTGTCTGTTCATCCAATTCCAAATGACAGGTGGTTGTCCTGCCTGGTCTGTCACCAATTTCATTTGTCAATTTAGGTACATCAATCTGAACAAATCATCAGGATCAATCATTCCTTCATTAGACACTATTGGTCTGCCAAATTTATCTAACTGAAGATCATCATTAAAAATCATCTGATCTAGTACAGCAGCATCTTCATTCATACCTGCTTCAATGTCGGCCAGGTTTTGAGTTTCTCTTGCTTCTGCCTCTGACATACGATCAAGCTCATCTGCCTCTGTGATGTCTTCCAGTTGCCTAGCCAACTCGATGTCTTCAACATTTTGTTGATCAGCGATTTCAGCCTCTTTTAATCGCTGATCTTCTTCTTGTTGAGTAACTTCGATAATGTCTTTTTCAAATGCTCTTGGATCAAGCAAACCTGTTTTTGGATTTGCTGCATTTTGGTTTTTAAAAAGGTCAATGGGTTGAATTTCATCATTGATACCCCTTATAGGTACGTCTACACCTCCAGTGCCGCCGCTACTTACAGACGTTTGACTTGAAGGCGATTGATTTACAAAGGGCTGACTTGTCGTTTGCATTGACAAGACAGCGGGATTGTTCAAGTAATTTCTTGCAGGCCCAGATGGAACAAACATATTCATGGGGGCAGATGGAACGACTGGGTTTTCAAGCAAAGAAACGCCAGACGCTACACCAGGCGCAACTGGAGAGCGCAACGCTTGAATCAATGAACTTGCATAGTTTGTTTGCGGCTGCGCCATTACATCACCCCACCTTGTTCAATTAGCAAGTGCGTAGAACTGAACACAGTTCCACCTAGACCACGCACCTTCATCCTGACTGAGCCGAAATAGCCCATCCCAGCAACACCAGCAAAAGCTTGGTAGGTGTTCTCACTGCCTGCCCAGACTGCTGTGTTCCAGATACCAGAATCCCACAACGATGTGGTCGGTACAGTAAAGGTTGGCGATCCAGCAACATCTGTGAATGAATACTGGACATTCACTCGCACCTTAACCGCGGGGGCACTGTTGGCAATAAACACAGGCCGAGCCATGCCAAACTTCTTGAGCTGCCCTGGAGTGCCAAAAGACTGAAAAGACGTCTGTACGTCCCCTTCAATCAAGTCGCCGCCTGTGGCGTCTATTGCGACATTGTCTTTTGTGCCATAAAAGCACTTGAAAACATAACCGTTTGAGTTGGCAAAATAAGTAACCCCAGCCAAAACAGCACAGCAATCCATCGACATATTGCTGAACGTACACCACGACCCGGTGTTGATGTTCATGCCAAATTGCTGATAGATGCCCGTCGGTTGCTTTGGTGGTCTGATGACAAGCACATCATCGCTGGGGGCAACAAAGACATCCCAGCTCATGGTGTTACGCAGCAGCGTCACCAGTGGATTGATTGAAGACTGAATCTTTTGCACCGGGCCTGGGTCAGAGTCAACAAACTGACCATTGACTAGCTTGGATACTTGAATCAATCCAAGCTCAGACAACACCATCACATCACCACCAAACGATGTGAAGTATTTGCCATACTTTGGCACAGGCCCTACGTACCAGACGCCGCGCAAAGCAAATGTGTTTGCGCTGTCTGGATCGGTGCCAGTCCAGACTCCTACGTCTCCCTCGCTACCAATCACCACCAGATGGTCATCAATTCCAACGCCAGCATCTAGCGTCCAGTTGAACGCAGCCGACAAGAATCCACCATTGCGCAGCAAAGACCCCATGTGAAACCCAGCGCATGAGCCGGTCACAGAATTGACCGCTTGCACATACCACAGATGGGCATCTGCCTCTGCTGTAAAAAAGACCCTCTGCTTCCAAACAGAAACCGTGCGCAAAGTTGTGGTCGGCAAACCAGAAGGCGTGCGATTTACCCAACCACTTGATGTGCTGTACGTCCAATAACCTGCACCAGGAGACACCGCAAGCAAAAAGGTATCGGCTGGTGTGGTGAACATAGTCCACCACCAAAGATCATCCGTGCTGCCGGTTGCAGACTGAGCTACAGTCGCCGGGTCTTCTGTGACATCGTAAATGTCACCGTTGGCGCACGCGAACAGCTTGTTGTCATTAG